TATAATAATATAATTATATAAAAAATTTTTAATTCTCTCACATTATGCTACCACCATATTGAGACCCAAGAACTTGATATGCTATTTTTAATGAATTAATCTTTATTTTAGTTTTTCCATCATTTTTAAACACGAATTTAACTAATTTACCTCGTCCACCTAAATTGACTTGCTTATCGGTCACATTGCTAGACATATTTAATGTTCGGGTGTATCTTGGTATCTCTTCTCGATCAAAATATATGTCAATAGATAAATTAGAATCGACTCTATCTACATGCATAAATAGATATCTAAATTCTTTAAAATCCATACTATTTCCAAAATTCATCCATGGTGTTTCAGCCACAAAATCTACTGCTTTATTTGCTATATTTAAATAATTTCCGTCAGAGAAGACGAAATCAAAATATGTATCTTGTGCAGTATTATTTTTTAACTGATAAATCTGACCCATATTGTCACCAGCTAATAAAATATCAAATCCATCCACATCATTAACAATATTAGCGGCATTCCACATTCTTCCTTTTCGAATAGACCATGACTTAAATTCATAATTGTACGAAATTCCTATTTGTTTGTTTTGATCTTCAGAATTATTGCCAATAGACCAATGTACAATCTTTCTCATTTGGTCAGGCAAACATACGGCAAAAATTAAACCCTCATGATCTAAATTTTGATAAGTTGGTAGAATCTCGTTTGAAATTATTTCAATGCCAGCTGGAGTTGCTAAGAAAATTCCATATTGTGATAGACCTAAAACTCCTTGATCGTATGTACAAGTTCCAAAAGCACCTAAACTACCTATTGTTTCAGATATTTTGACAATGCTAAATGGTAGTGTGTTATCACCAGTGTATTCGATTCTATACGTTGAATTGTGTTTGAAAACTAAAAGATATGTTCTATAAACTTCAATAGAAGTTATAGGAGAACCATTGTTAACATCAATATCAATATATCCATGTGTTGGACCATCTTCACCCCAAATTTGAGGTGCATATTGTTCAGAATAATATAATCTCGACGGGAAATTAGGGTCACCAAATCCAATAACGTAATCAAAGAAAATTTTAAATTTCTTTAAACGAGGAGTGTCTGTTTGATAAATTAAATTATCTTGAGTAACACTGATTGCTTCTACAATTCTTGAATCTTCAACTGGATCGATTAAAGTTCCAGATGTGTTTACTCTTGGGCCAATATAAAATGATTGTAAAGTATTTGAAATTGGATTATCATAAACTAAAGATGTACTATTATCAGTGCCTGAATATAGTTTTGGTGCTAAATAATAAATAGCATCTGTATCAGTTCCACTTGCTGATGTTATAAATATATAACCAGCCGAAGAATTTAAATCAAATGGATATTTATTTCCATAATTTAATCCAGAAATTAATATCATTGAAGATGTTCCAGTAGTAGGACCAACAGTTATTCCGCTGGCGGCTCTATATCCACCAGAGGTTAATGAAACCGCTGGCATTATTTGGAAACTAGTACCTGTGGCTAAACCACTTCCAGTACCAGTAGTAGGTACTTCTAACCAAGTAATTCCAGAAGGTCTCATTCCTAAATCATATGTAGAATTTCCAGAAGTATTTAAATAAATTTGATTCCATACTTGAGGTTGATTTGCGGAATAATTTGTATCGAGTAATAAATCGTCATAAGTCGCATAAGAATGAAGATAATTTATATCACTGTTTAATCCAGAACATAAAGTAATATGTGTTGATTTATTTGGCGTTTCTAATTTAAATGAATTTATTTTATCACCAAGTCCATAAATTACTCGTTGAGAACGAGTTTCTCCAATCCGATAATCATAAATTCCATTAATCCAATTACCTGATGGTAAATTATCAACTAGACCATAGGTCATTATTTGATTAGAATCATAAGCATTTGTTGTTTGAAATATTCCATCACCTGAAATATTAATTAAAAATGTTCCAGATTTATATTGATTTTCAAAACCTATGCTTATCGGGTTTGCTAACTCAATTCTGTTATTAACATTATAAAAACCATAATCTCGTAAAGGTCCATTATCTACTGGATCTAATAATTTATATGAAACTAAATAATTCCCAACACCAGAAATATTAATTGGATTATCATAAATTGATATTATTTTATCTAAATCATAATTTGAAGCATTAGCTATTTTTAAAGTTGAACCAGAAAATAAATGAGTACCAGTATAAGTTCCTAAAATTGTTTTATCAATTATTGAATTTTCTGATATTGTATTTATTTTAGAAAATTCTGCTGAATAATTAATTAAATAATTTCCACTCAACGTATTTTTAAATCTATCAACATATTTAAATCCAGCAGAATTATTTGGAAAATTCTTTTGTGCATAAAAATATGACCCATAAATTGTTTTATTTCCACTCAATTGAATCATATTACCAAATTCAACAGATGAAACATCTGAAGGAGAAGATTGAACATTTCCATTAAAAGGATAATTTGGATAATTAGGATTTGAATTTGAAACAAATGGTCCATAATAATTTTTAAAATCAGAGGCATCTTGTTTCAAAAAAGGAGCAACTTGTACGTAATCAGATGTATTTTCACCGATTAAACTAAAAGTTGCTTCATTAAATTCATTTAAAGAAAATTCAGGTAATGATTTCTTAGTAAAAGGAGTACCAACTATTGTGCCTGAAAAAGTATTATATTTAATTAATAAAGCATTATCCATATCTTCTGTGTATTCATTAATTTTATAAGCAGGTCCAATTTTTCTGTTATAATTTGAATCACATTTAAAAGTATAATTAAATAAATATGCGTTGCCAGAATAAATCTGAACAGGCGCAGAAAAAGAATAATTAGTATTTCCAGATGCTAATTTCTGTCCAATATTTATTAAATGATATGAATTACTAGGAATTAATACACTTCCATTTGTGGTCGCTAATTTAGTCGAAGGAAAAACCATTGTTCCAGAATTAATATAATTATTAAATGAAGTATCTAATACATATCCTGAATATGGACCATTTCCAGTAATACGAGTTCCAGAAATTGTTAAATATGTTAAGTCTAATTTATTTAATTCTATATTAATATTTATTGGTTGTGTATTTAATGTATTTATCCAATTTTGATCAGTTTCACCATATGAATTTGTCCAACGATTAGCTAATTCTTCTGAATACCAAAAAATAGAACCATCTTTTATTTTATAATTTTTATTTGCAATCCATACCATACCAGCATGAATGTCACTGCCTGAATTAATAGTATTTTCTTGATAATAATTTTCTGAGCGCAAACCAATTTGATTTGGATACATTTTTATATATTTAATTTTTCCATTGTATTTATAATTTGTAGAATTGAATATATCATATTCCCTGTAACCTCCAGCAATTGTCATAGAATCAATTCTTGAAGGCATGTCAAAATAAAAACTAGGTATAGAAACGTTTAAAACATCATTAATGTAAATATTAGTATTAATAGTTGAATAAGCTAACTTTATATTTAATTCAATTCCTGAAGTATATGGAAATTCAACAGACGAAGTAGCATAAGTCGTTCCGCCGTAATATCGAGTTAAATTTAATATTTTAGTTCCACTTGTATTTCCATTCGCAATTGAAATTTGGTTTCCATCCGTAATATCTTCAATTGTTGGAGCGCCAAATCTTGGATCATGTCTTTCGATTTGATAAAGCATATTTAAACCATCAATATTTGAATCGTCTACTGGTGGTATTATTTGAAACTCTAAAGTGTAGTTTGTTGATGAAACATATGAATTTAAACCAGATGAATCTGCAATATTAAAAAATCCAGTTCCTGATGGATTTGAAGTTCCAGAAGATTGAAAATTAGCTACTCCTGATATTACGGATGGAAAATTTAAAATTCCAGAAATATTAATATTATCATTTAATGATGATGTATCTAAGACAGTCGCAATATTACCAGATGTGGAATAATTAATAAAATCCCAATCACCAAATGTAGTTCCACTTATAACATTATTTGTTGGTAAATTAAATATAGTAATTCCAGTTGTTTGCGGATTAACTCCAATTATCCCGCCACATAAGTCTTCTGATCCACCCCTTGAGGAAGTAGAGCCTTTATAAAAAACATCAGAATTTTCTAAATTTATAAAAACAAATCCTTGTTCGTTTGGATTTATATCTAAAATTTCAGATGAAGATCTTGAATCCATTGTAGAATTCATATTAATAGCATTTGATTTTTCTATTTTAGAAAATTTTCCCATTTTTTATCTCCTAATTGATAACTACAAACCGTCATCAAGGTTAAATTCTAACAAAGGGCGAAGAAACATATGCATTTAAAGCACCATTACCATTAATATAATTTGCGTCTTGAAAACTAAACATATATCCAATATTGTTTTCACTCCAACGGCGCATATCTGACATTCTCTTTTGTTTAAGCGTCATATATCTTTGCACTGCGTCAGCGTCACCTAAAAACATATATGACTTTTCTAAAGTTGCATAAGTTATTATGTCTTGAAATTGTTCTGGAATTACCTTTTGATAATCAGTATCTAATACACAATCAGAATGTTTTTTCTTATAAATAACTGTATAATTTAATCCAGAACATTGTGAATTTGGAGTTGGAAAAAACTGTATTTGTAAATTATTATGTACACCTAATTCTGGCATATAAGTATAATTAAATGGAGTTCCACTAATTGTATAATAACCAATTGGATACATTTTATTTAAATCATTAATTGGAATAAATCCAACATTTCTAGCTAATTTTGGAATTGAAATAGAATAAATTTGCTCAACATCATCAGTTAATTCATAATTAAATCCCATTACATTGTTAATTGTTCCATAACTTACATATCCACCAGTAGATGTACCTGAATATGAATTACCAGAAAAATCTGTACCAACAAATGATATCCCTGTAGTGTTAACGTAAGCTGTTGCTCCTACACTCATCACATCTAAAGGATATGGAAATATGTCACCAGAAATATTAATGCCAGTAGATGGAAATGTCGATAAACCAGATAATGTAACACCTTGTACGTCTTCAACATTATGTGTAAACGGAAATGATTTTTGGGAAACTAAATGTGCAAAATTGAAAGAACTAATCGTTTCTTTAATCGCGGCGTTATAATAATTTTTAATCAAACTAAGTGGAGGCTGAGTTGTTTCGTCTAGAATTTGAAAACCTAATTCTTGACGTACGATATCTATAGATTGTGAAAAATTATATAACATATCAAACCTCGGTTAAAATTTTTGTTAATTTATTTTTATCTATTCTAATGCCTTTTTGCATTAGAAAACCTAATGTAATTGATAATGACTCTTTCCAGCCGCGATAAACTAATTCGTCATCTTTTCTTAATTTATCTCGTTGACTTTCGCATGGTAAATCTGTACTATTAGAGCATCCTATGGAACATATAAATTCATGATCAGCTTTATATCCAGTTTCTTTGTCAAAAAATGGAACCATAAACCAAATGACATGTCCCATTGGTGCTTCTGGTGAGGATAACATTAAGTTTTGTTTTAATAAGAGATTAGGATGAATAGATTTAAGTATTTTAGAAAATTGTGAAAAATTATAATTATATCTATCACTATTATCGCGTATGGTCATTTTTCTCTTATGATTTGATTCCACTTTCGCTTTATCAATAGCGTATAAATTTTTAGTTGATTTATTTGTGTCACTTAAATAATTTTTAATTGAAACTCTAGTTGTATTAAATCTACTCATCTTTATCTCCTTTAAGTTATATTATTTCTTTCTCTTTCCGACACCGATTGCGATAAATAAACCAGGATGTTTCTTTTCAATTTCATCTTTAGACATTTTATTATATGGTTTTTCATATTCTTCATCTTCTTCAATTTCATCTACTGGTTTGCCATAACTTTCTTCTTCTTGCGTTATACCTTCTTCTTCTTCATATTTAGTCCATTCTTCACATAATTCTTCTAGTTTACTAATTAATTCAGAAGGATATCTTTCTTCTTTAGCTTTATCTAAAATTTCCATTAAATCCATATGCATTTTATTTTCTCCTAGTTTTTGTTTGATATAAAAATGGAATGGAACGCTTTTAACATCCCATTCCATTTTATATTACATTTTTTTTAAAATCTTAAATACTTGCGGCTGAAGCTAACACGAGAATGCGAGCATCTAAAGCTGGAGTTCCAGTTTCTACGCCCGTAAGGTTCTTGGCGGCGAAGAAAGTCTTCCAACCCACTGAGGCCTTAATTTGCTCGACCGTATCATATGTAGATCCCGCGCCAGGGAATTTGCGATAAACTTCCATTTCTTGTGAATCTAAGTTTGCAACACCAAGGCTGTTATCCCCAAAGGCATAGGCGTAAAAAACATCGACCGTGCCATTATTTATGACTGGTTGGAGTGCGGTTTCATATAGATCCGCACCGAACACACTCCCAATGAAGCCTTCGAGTTTATATCCATCAGCAATGTCTTTAGCTGTATTGACTGTTTGTTGTGCGAGGGTTAAGAAACCACCAACACCACTTTCGCTTCTAATATCTACAGCTTGTGAAGTATGCATGACGATGGAATATTTAGTTCCACCAAATTTTGGCACAGCATTCCGGCTTAAACGGCCAACGGCTTTTCTAATATCTGCGGCTTTTAAAACATCAGATGCTGTTATGTTAGCTATTACATTGTTGGCCACAGTTGATGGAGTGAATAAATCAGTACCAGCAGTTACGCAAGAACTATCTACAGCCGCTCTACAAACAGATTCTACAATGTATGCCATTTGCTGAGTTGCTTGTTCTTGTAGAGCTTCTTCCATTGGAGTGACTGAAGTAGCTTCTAAAATATCTGAACAGGCAAATACGCCAGCATATTGCACTAAGTTTACTGAAATGTTTCTGGAAGTAATATTTTGTGGAGTCATCAGTTGGCCTTCAACCGTAGTAGCGGCGGCAACAGCGGCGGCATCACCAGATTGTAAACCAAAACGAATCCAAGTTACGCTCTTACCACTATTGGCAGGAAGAGTGTTCTTATAACCTAATTCATATAAATGAGTTTTTTGAACTAAACGATCTAATGCTTTTCTTTTGAACCATTGCATAATTACTGCGGATTGATTTAGACTTGTTGAAATAGCCATGATTTTTCTCCTATGATTTTATGATTTATTTTTAGAATTTCGACTAATACTAGTATGAAATCCAAGCGTTACCACTGAAATTAAATAAAGTTTTACCAGTTAAAGCTGAAACTGAAAGATTAGTAGTTCCACCGTTAATAGTGTTAGGTGAAGTTCCTGAAACTGTTACGGTACCAGCAGTAGCAATGACGGTAAATTCTTTTCCAGCTAAAGAAGCACCAGAAGGAATTACGAAAGTTGAACCTGAAGCACCTACGTTATTACCAAAAACTACATTGGCAGTAGTAGAAGTACCTGATGCACCACTGAGATATTGTACATCCCATGCATTACCATTGTATAGAATTCCCATTTTTATCTCCCAAGATTATTTTATTAAACCCATTTTTTTCATTTCTATTCTCATTTGTGAAGAATTCATCCCATCAAATGGATTAGAATCTACAGATTTAGGAGCTACTTTAGAGCGTCCTACTCCTGTCGCGGAATGTAATTGATTTTGTCTACGTGTTTGAGCTTCTGAATTTTGTTGCATTGCAATTTTTTCATTCCCGTCAGCTTCAACACCTCTAGCCCAATAATACAAAAGTTGTGGATTTCTCGCAACTTCTGAAGCATATGATGTACCATCTTTCTTATCAGCTTCAACTAAATTACTCATAATATTCATCATTACTGGTTCATATTTTACATATTTTTCTTCGCCAATATTAGTTTTAAATTCATTTACAATCTCATTGGCTTCTTGTTTGACCGCCAAATCACGATATGGTCCATATAATTGCTCTGCTTCTTGACGAGCAATTTCACGAGCCATTGAAATCGGATCTTGTTGATATTTTTGAGCTAATTCTTGTTGTTTTTCAATTTCTAATTGCTTATTGTACTGAGCTAAAGCTGGTTCATATTGTTTTAAATATTCATATCTTTTTAATTGGGTTTCATACTCTTTCTTACTTTTATCATTATAACTTTGGAGGTCTGTATATCTTTTTTGCCAATCTACAGGTGTCTCTTTTTGTGTTAATGATTTTTTTTCTATTTTTTCTGCTTTTTTCTGATTTTGTACATTTGAAAGAATCTTATCCGCTGAGCTAGAATTTCCTACAACGGTTTCTGATTCTCCTGCATTAGTCTCAATTGATTCATCTGAGGTATTAATGTCTTCGTTTTCCATGTTTTTACTCCTTTGAGTCCTGTAAACAGGGTACTCGTGTTGTAGAGATCCAATTAATGGGTGTCTCTATTTATTTATTATAATTATATAAATTATAATTTAGTCGCTTACATAATCGTTTTTGTCTTTATGCGTTTCAATATAATTTATTATTTCTTTAAAAGCTTTGATTTTGTATTTATGCTCAATTAATTTTGTGTCATCATCTGCAATTATATTATTTAATTCTATACCAATTTTTTCTTCAATCAATTGTTTAAATAAAATATATTCGTTTGAAAAAAATATACATTTAATATCAGAATTTTTCATTTTTTAACCTCATTGGACAGTATTAGCTGATTGCTCAATATCACTAAGTGTTGGCGCAGTCATTCCTTGTTGATTTACATCAGGTGTTGCAGGAACTAAACCTGATTGATCTTGTGGAATTCCAGGTTGAGGAATACTTTGTTGTTGAATTTCTTCATTAAAATATTGCTGGGGATCTTGAATGTCGAATAAAGGTAAAATTTCATTTTGATAAAATTTTCCTAGATTAAACGCTGGAAAATGTATAAGTCCATAACTTTGTGCCGCTACCTGTACCGCTTGAATTGTGCCTTGAGCTAACTGCATCATTTGTTGTTTTCTTACTTCTTTATTGGCTTGTTGGACTGATCCTGTCGGAACGAAATCGTACATTCCAGAGAAATCAGCTTGAGTTAAATTGATAATTTGATTTTCTACAATAAAACTAAATTCTTCGACAAATTGTTGTGATAATAAAAACATATGTTTTGCTAATTCAGCAATATATTCATCTTGTATGTTTTGTAATTTAATACTCAATCTGGCTGAAGAATTACTTTGTTGAATGCTCACGGCTGATGCGGTTCTGTCACCTTGATCTTCACCTTTTAGTACAGAATCGACTCCAATACTGTTTTGCATATCTTGTTGGACGGATTGTTTGTGATTTCCTAAAACTTGCATATCATTACCAGATGTAGTGTTTTCTACTTTAATTCCATTTAAACTTTGAACGTGAATCACACCATCTTCTTTTCTTTTTAATTCGGCTACAGAAATTCCAGCAGTATCATCAATCATCGTGAATTTTTGACCAGTTTTTTTACTTAAAAGACCTAATTGAGTATTAATTCCACTCAATTGTTCAGCTTCGGCTTTCAAAATTTCACATTCGCCAATTCCCCAAAAATCATTAGAAATTCTATATGTTCTTGCAACTACATAAGGCTTTCTTTTAAAAGGATTTACCTTAAATTTAATTATCTTTTTGTTATTTAGTAGCCAAATATAAAATTGATCTGAAACTTGAATTCCTTCTTCATTTTTCCAATATAAGGTTACCCAAAACTCATCAACGAATACTTTATTTTTATCATTATGAGAATTTCCACCTTCTATTTCTTGGCGCATTTTAGCGCCTTCATTTTCAGCTTTTGTTCTTACTTCTTCGTCAGAAAAGTCTTCTACTTCTCCATTGGTTCTCATTTTTATAATTTCTTCTTTGGTAAAATATAATCTTTCGCGGCACCATAATGCTTCTTGAATGTCATGTCCTAAATAATTAGGATCAATGGCAAAATCAAAAATATCAAGATTGTACCAATCTGGACGGCCTTCTATTTTTGCTTCCCAGGCTTGAGTTTCTAAATTATAAAAATAATCGGGGTCATTGTTCCAAAAACTTTTTGCGACAGCTGTTCCAAAAACTAATGCATTTTGAATCGCATCCGTAGTCTTTTTTCTCCCTTTATTGTTTACGGTCATGACTCTGTTAATATAATTTTTAATTTTAAGCGTATTATTATTGTTGTCCTGAAATCTAGGTACTGGCTTTATTATTTCTGATTTTGAGAAAATTGAATTGACTAAATGTGGAACTTCAGTTTGTACGAGTGACCAAACTTCATTTACTTTGGAAGCTACTTTTTGTTTTGATTCTTTTTCAAATTTTCTAAACAATGAATAATATTCTTTCCAATCTTCTTTTTTGACATTAAATACTCTTTCCCATTCTTTGTTGTATTTTTTTAATTCTTCTTCAACTTTTGATAAATCTAATCCTTCTGGAATTTCAAGTTTTGATTGAATTTCATCTGAAGGATTAATAGTATCGAATTCATTTAAATTCATATTTTCTGTCATTTAATACCTCTTTTATTGTTTATTATATTAAATAAATATAAAATATTAAAATATCATTTACAAATTTTAGGTCCGAGAAAGCCCCATCCGATAAAACAATTTAGAGATTTAACAAAAGAAAATTCTTCTGGTACTTTTTGTTTTGTTAATGAAAAATTAAAAATACAAAATATAAAACAAAAATTAAAAATTAATGGATTTGAACAATTAAATAATTTCTTAGAAATTTCTAATGCTGTTTTAATTAAATCTGGAAATGATTATTTTATTAATATAACTGGTTATGAAAATCCTAAAGAATTTAATCCTAGTTCTGATTTAGGTGTTGATTTTGGTATTAAAGACAATTTAACTTTTTCAAATGGAATTCAAGTAAATATAAACATTCCTGAAAGTAAACAAACTAAAAAAATTCAAAGCAGAATTTCTAAGTCTAAAAAAGGTTCTAAAAATAGATTTAAACTAAGACTACAATT